ACAACAGAGAGTTAACTAAAACACAATGAGATATGAAAAATTATTATGTAACCGTCATATATCGCGAATCGGACGACGAGAATAATATGAAGCATGTTTATGAGCGCACATGCTACACATACAAGGAAGCCTTGCAGGTGCTGAACGGCCTGCCCCGCTGCTGGCGGTTGGATAATGTGGATATTATAATCAGGTGACAATATGGAAGGGATTACCGTATTGGAGAGGCGTCCGCGCCTTCGCTACCGGCTGGAAATGCAAGTACGGTGGATTATGAACAGAATTATCTATCTCATAAAAAAATGAGAGTTATAGTAACATATTCGGGCGGTAAAGATAGCCAGGCAAGTCTTCTTTGGACAATCAAGCATTTGACGAAAACGCCGACGGTCGTGTTTTGCGACACGGGATGGGAACATCCCCTTACCTATAAGCACGTTAGGGAAACGACCGAGGCATTAGGGCTGGAACTGGTCGTCCTCAAATCGAAAAAATACGGCGGCATGGTTGATTTAGCTACTCAAAAAAAGAGATGGCCATCGTCGCAGCGTCGATTCTGTACTTCGGAATTAAAAACGATTCCGATGATAGACTACATACTCGACACTGTGAAAGATGATTTTATAGTGGTGCAGGGTATCCGGGCAGCCGAAAGCGCTAACCGGGCAAAGATGCAAGCACAATGTACTTACTTCAAGTATTACCACGAGCCATACGGTTACGACAAAAAAGGGAAACAGAAATACCATACTTACCGTCGTAAGGAAGTGTTGACCTACTGCAAACAGTTTGCCGCTGATATAGTGCGTCCCGTGTTTGACTGGACCGGGCAACAGGTCATAAACTATATTTTACAGAACGGTCAGGAACCGAATCCGCTATATAAAATGGGATATAAGCGTGTAGGATGTTGGCCCTGCATCATGGCTTCGCAACACGATATACTCAATATTTCCCGCCAATCGCCTGAGAGAATAGCGGAGATAACACAGCTTGAACACGACCTGCATTCGTCGTTTTTCGGGCCGGATAAAATACCGGCAAAGTACATTGAAAGCGGCGAGAAATATCCTTTGATTACCGACTTCGTCAGATATGTCGAGTGGCAAAACGCTACGGGCAGTCTGTTCGACGACGACACGGCGACGAGTTGCATGAGCTTTTACGGATTGTGTGAATAACAAATGATTAACGACGTGAATATACAAGGTTCTCTCTTCGCCGATGAACCACGGCGGGACACGGCGAGCCGTAAATCGAGGCGGGAGATACACGAGGATTATGACGGTTTTGTGGCGAAATTCAAGCCCCGAAAAACGACGGACGACTGCTATACTCCGCAGCCCGTTTATGATGCAGTTCTGGGATGGCTGCGGGAAAATGCCGATATCGAGGGGCGGGAAATCGTGCGGCCCTTCTGGCCGGGCGGCAATTACGAACACTACGATTATCCGGACGGCTGCGTGGTGGTCGATAATCCTCCCTTTTCGATATTTACAAAGGTGTGCCGATTTTTTCAGTCCCGCAACATATCCTTTTTTCTGTTCGCGCCGCATCTAACGTTGCTCAGTCCGGTCGGCATGAATTGGACAGGCATAGTGTGCGACGCTCGGGTGACATACGAAAACGGGGCATGCGTCGATACGTCGTTCGCCAGCAACCTTTTCGGCGACATCCGCATAATGACCGCGCCCGACCTGCTCGCCCGCATCAAAAATGCCGCAAAAACGAAGCGACGACTTATGGATTTGCCAAAATACATTTACCCGGACAATGTGGTATCCGCCGCATTGTTGGGCAAAATAGCGTCTTACGTCAAATTCGAGGTGCGAGCGTCAGAATGTCGAAGGGTCCGCAAACTCGATAACCAGAAAGGGGGAGGTGTTTACGGCGGCGGATATCTCCTTTCGGATAAGGCCACGGCGCGAAAAATCGAGGCTTACGAACAGGCAGCGAAACGGGCGGCAGTTATCGTCCTGGAATTATCCGAGCGTGAAAAACAGATTATCGCCGAGCTGGAATAACACGGAATCCCGCTACGAACGGACGTCTTTGCCGGAGCGATGCCGGGGCGGGGTACGATTCAAACCATTTAATACAAAACAGTTATGATTACAAAAATCATCAAACCAATTCTTAGCAAAACCGATGACGCCTGGCGGGTCGTGGGTACACGCATAGAATATCGCCTATTTGGCCTGCTTATCTGCCGAAAGACGATGTTTACACCGGAAAGATACGGCATCACTGAATATCAGTTTGTTCACCGCTTTTGACGGGTATGCTTCAGAAGGTCGTGTTGTTGACTACTTCTTTTTAACGCATTTAAAATCAGAACAGATGCAGGAATTTGAGGCACAGCATGAATACGTACACTTGAATATCAGGCGACGGAAAGATGCTTTCGTAATAGGCTTACGCCTGTTATGGTGGTCGTTCAGATATTCATCTTTTACGCTTTGGATTTGCGGGCATAAAATAGAAAAGGGGAAAAAGATACGGGAACAGAAACTTAGCGAGCCATTATGTTAAAGAGTGTTATAGACATCATCAAGCATCTGTTCCGGCCCTATAAATATGATAAAGCGCTTATCGATGCTTATATAAAACACTGTGAACGAATCGGACAGTCAGTCATGCCCGGATATGATGATAACGATGATAGACAGCAGTGAAAGAATGATTCCTAAAACATAGGATATATCTTTTAATTTACTAAAAATGAAATCCTTAACAAAACCACCTTTTGAAAGATGCAATTTGCCGACAGCGGTTATTCGATATCCTTCGCCCGCTGTTTCTAACATATTGTTATTGAGCAGGTATTTAATTGAGCGTACATATGGGATATTTACTTCTTCGGTCGGTGCAGTAATATCAAGATGCGGTTTTCCGTCACTAAACGCCTTCAGTGTTGAATCCAAAAAAAAGACTTCCAGATATTGTTCGCCGAATATTTTGAGGAGTAAAATGTCTTTACGGCCCATATTGTTATAAAATTTTCAGTACAAAATTAATCAAAATCCCGCAGCGGTGCAAGGCCGTCGCCCGGAGCGAGACCGGGGCGGGAACAACGAGAAAAAGCGGGTGAAACCGCGCTTTAAAGAGGTTTAAAGAGGATTTTAAAGAGATGCTATTACCGAACGACATACTGATACGCGAGACCACGGACGGCACGACCGTCTGGGTATCGCAGCGTTTGGTAGTAGAGTGTTGCGGGGTTGACGATAATTATCTAAGAACACATTGCCGGGACCGTTACAAGCAGTCCCTTCCGGCCTCGTGGCAGGCGGTTGCCGCACAGGACGAGTTCTTTTTGGGGGCGAAGCCCGGCAAATCGTGGCGATGGGGCCGCAAAGGCGGGCAATACTACTACGATATCGACACGATACCGAACAGGAAGCCCGCCTGTTACCGTGACTGCCTCCCCACGAAAGATGAGCTGCTGGCCGAGGTGGAGGGGCGCAACCTCTCCAGGAGCCGGGAGCGGCAGGCGGCCTTGCGCGGCATACTGACGGCCGCGGCACAGGAGCTGACGGACAATGCGGACGCGCTTTGGATTCAGACGCAAAGCGGCCTTCAGATAAGCGTGGCTGTTTGTCGCGATTATGCTCGTGCCCTTGCGTGGTGCCGGTTCATCGCGGCGACCGTCCGCGAGGGACGGACGGCGGAGTACGGTTTGCCGACCGCGGAGGCATTTTACGGAACGTGCGCGGCCGTTCTCGCCGACCTGCGGCTCTCGAATTTCCGCGTTACCACCGGCGAAAGTCTCCGGCTGAAACTGCGCGGATTCCCGGCCGAGGCGGAGGAACAACGCCGATGGATAATATCGGCTAAAATCGGCAATAACAACCGCCGGATAGTGGGTAAATCGCTGGTCGTGGACCACGAGACGGGCGAAATATATCGGTTCGACGCGCATCAAGCTATCATGCTGATGGCCTACGTCAACCTCGACGGGCCGCAAAAGGAAGCGCTTACGACCCTTTACCGCGAAAAATACGTCCCGGCCATTTGCGAGGCGGGATATGAACCGGTTGCCGAACGCACCTTTTGCCGAAGTCTTACGTCGCTCCCTAACCGTCTGAAATTCGACCTGTTCCGCCACGGAACGGACTACTATAACAAGCACTATCTTACGTACATACCTACCGAAGAGCTCACCTGGGCACACTCGCTGTTCTGCGGCGACGGTTCCGGTTTGATAAGTTACCGTTACACCGAGCGGGCACGCGATAAAAAGACCGGCATATACAAAGAACAGACGCGCACGCGCAACCTGTACGTAGTGATGATTACGGATGTAGCCAGCGGCTACATTGCCGGCTGGGGAATCGCCCCGGAAGGGTCGAGTGAAGAATCGTTCGACATCGTGCAGGATGCTGTGCGTATGGCCGTCGATGCAGGCGGACGGCGGACGATGTTCGAGTTCGTGTCGGATAACGCCTCGGCGTTCTCGAAAGACACAAGCCGCGAATGGCTGGCGACGGTATTCAATCGCGTGCGCCGTATCGAACCGGGAAATTCACAGGCGAATCCCGCTGAAAAATATTTCCACATCTTTAAAAAAGTTGTTCTGCGGTCGTGCAGGGAGTTCGTGCGGAGCTCGCACGACGCATCCATAGAAGGACGGGCGAATACAGACAATATGAGTGTGTTCGATTACCCGACCTATGCGGAAGCGATAGCCGTACTGGAGGAGCGCATCGAGGCATGGAACAACCGCCGCGGGGGCGACGGAAGAACTCCTGCCGAACGGTTTGCTGAGAAAAATCCCGCCTGCCAGGTTATGGACGAACGGCAGCTGCGGCAAATCTTCGGAACGCGCACGACGCTTTCCATAGAGCGCATGCGTGGTTTCGTCACCCCACAGGGGGCTGCGGCTACGTGCATGTATGAGATTCCCGACTATGCGGGGACAGGGGCTGAAGCCATCGCCAGAGCGACGGGCAACGGCTACGACAGCCGCGTGCAGGTAGTATACGACGATAGCGGTGCAGATTTATACAGCATCGACGGCCGATATATCATGACATGTCCGCCCGTGGTGAAATCCTCCTCCTCGTATGTGGAGGCTACCCCCGAACAAAGGGCCGCTCGCGAGCACCTGCGGCGGCGGAAAGAGGCCGACCGCCAAGTACCTCACACGGCCCTGGACGAGCTGTTGCGGACTTCCGAATACATGCAGGGGTACGGTTACGACGAGGCCGTACAGCTGGGAATGCGCAAAAGCGATATCAACGAGGCATACGAGCAGAGCATCTCCATCACGGCCGACGACAAGAAGAAGGCCGACCGCCGGCGACGGAGCCTGGAGAGGCGCGACGCCCGCGAGGCGGACCGGCAGCAGGCAGAGGAGGCTGCCTCCATCGAGGCCCGCTATCTCGCCCGTGAAATGAGGAAATTTAAAGAAAGACAATCAATTAACAACAATAAATAATGGAAAACAGCATCAAAGACCGCATCATGTCCGCCGCGGATGATTATCTGCGCATGAACGGGTTGACGGCCGCGGAGCTTTGCCGCCGTGCGGGGGTCAGCGCCAGTTATTACAGCGTGGCCGCGAAAGGCAAGTACACCTATCAGGATACCGAGATAAAGGACGTGTTTTTTCGGAAACTGGCGTCGGCCATCGGCATGCGGCTGGAAACTTCGTACTGGCAGCACGCGGATACGACGCAGTACGTGCAAATCGTCAATACGCTCGACGAGGCTCGCGAGCGTTGTGAGGCCCGCATGGTTCTCGGCGAAACGGGCTGCGGAAAGACCTATGCAATCGACCGGTTTTGCGGTGCGAATCCCGTCGGGGTGTACCGTATCACGGTGAACGACTGCGATACGCTTCGCGACGTGTTGGCCGAGCTCGTCAAACTGCTCCGAATCGACACGAAGGCGAAGAATGGCTCCCTGCTGCGCGTCATCTGCGAGACGCTGCGCGAACGTGCCATGCGGGGCGAGCGGCCTATCCTGATTTTCGACGAGGTCGAGAACCTCAAAAGGACGGGTATCAAGGCCATTAAGGCCGTTTACGACGGCGTGCGATACGTCGTCCCGGTCGTGCTGGTCGGCACACCGGAATTTGCCGTGGCGCTGCAAAATCTGAAAAACAAGGGGGTAAAGGGTATGGCACAATTTATCCGTCGGTTCAAGGCAGGACAGACGGCGCTCGCTCCCATCGACCGCCGCTATCTCGATTTTATGGAGCAGATAAAGGACGAGGAACTGCGCCAGCTGCTTTCCCGAATTGCCGACAATTACGGCGAACTGCACGACTATCTTGAGCGGGCCATGCGTGAGGCTGATGAACAAGGCGAGCCGCTGACGGTCGAGCTGTTCAAGGAGATGTATAACATTAAAACTGCATGACATGGACGGAATGAGGAGAGAGGACGCGGTTCTCGCGCGTCTGGAAGCCGAAATAGCGGCTATTGAGGAGGAAATCCGCCGGACCGAGCGATACCTCCGTATGAATGCCGGTAGACCCGCGGAAGATTTGGTCGTGGGTGTCAAAAAACGCCTTTACGACCTGTGCCGGGGCTGCGAGGAGAAGCGGCGAGAACTGCGGAAGTTGCTCGAGCCAAACGTAATACAAATAACAATTACTTACAATTAACATACATAAACCATGGAAAAAGTATCGAAAGAACAGGTAGAAGAGGCGGTTCGCACTGTCAAGGAATTGAAAATTAAGACCGCAGAACTGAACGGACGTCTGAAGGACGCGGAGGCGGTCGTCGAGGCTTACGGGCTCGACCACATGGCCGATTTTTCGGACGGCCGGCTGGCCCTCGAAGCGGGCATTATAGCCATCAAGGCCGGTACCGCAAAGCCGGTCAAGGAGGGGAAGCCGCTTTCGACCGCGGCCCGTTCGGAACTGGCGGCGGCTCTCCCGCCCGCGTATGTCAAAGTAGCGTGTGACTTCGGCGTCTTATATGATAGCCAGGATAAGGTCGTCAGGCAGATTTTGAAGGCCCGCGGCATCGAAATCGTTCGCGAGGACAAATTCGCGGTTATCTAATCCTTTTTCCCGCCGGGTGGCTTGAGCGGGGGTTCGATTCCCCCGCCGGGAGCAAATACTTAAACGACACGATTATGACATTGAATGGACAAAAAAAAGTGCTACGGGCTGGTTTCAAAATCATTCGCAGGGACGACCAACCGAAACCGCGTATCAAGACGCTGCGACCGACTGGAGAATTGGGTAATCTGAATTGGGTAACGCTGGAAAAATTCGACACGAAAGCCGCCCGCGACCGCCGGTTTCGGGAGCTACTGGAGAATCCGGATGTTTTGGAAGATTGAACATGAAAACACGGAAAACGGATACAGGCATTGCCATCGAAGAAATGATGGCCGAGGAGGCGGGACTGATGATGACGGCCGTCCTACAGATGGCCGAGGAGGCCGACCGGGCCGGAAACCATAACCACGCGCGTATTTTACGGCGTGCAGGAATGCAGATAGACAAGTGTTTACCTAAAAAATAGCAATTATGGACAGAAACAAGGCATACAAATATTTCCACGCACTGCTGGGCGAGCTCGGTATCCGCGACCGCAAGGCGGATATCCTTTCCGGCTACGGCGTGGAGAGCACGGCGGAACTGACGGACGGCCAGCTGCAGGGGCTTATCAACACCCTCGAAGATGAGAAGCGTCGCCGGACGGCCGAGCGCGAAGCCCGCGAGGCCGACATCGTGCGCCGTCGCCGTAGCCGGATACTTCGGCTGCTCACCGATATCGGAGTATATTACGTCGAGCCCGGCGAACCGAAAGAGGCTTGCTGGAGGCGGGTGAACCGGTTCCTCTCCTCGCCCCGTATAGCCGGCAAAGTGCTGTACGAAATGAACGTCGAGGAACTGGGCCGGGTCGAGCGGCTGCTCCGCTCGATGCACAACAAGGGCTACGTATATCGTCGCGAGGCACCGGCAGCCCCCGCCCGCGAAACCTCCCGGCCGGTCGTGCTGGTCGTCAATCCGACCGCCTCCGGCCCGGTGAATTGACGCATAAAAAAAGCCCCGGACACGATTATCCGAGGCAAAGAGCGGCACTCTTTGCAAAGATAATCAAAAATCCGGGGAAATGGCCTACAATAGGAAGGGATATTATAAGAGAGCGCGTATTATTCAGGAAATCACCCGGAAAAACTACGAGCCGGAGCGGCAGGACAGATGTTATGCGGCGATTTGGCGAAAACATATCCGGGACACGTTCGGGATGTGCTATAATACTTATATGAAATACGTCAAGGCCGAATTGCCGCAGGAGATGGCCGCGCCGACGCATAAACAGCTCGATTTGTTCGACGAATTGAAATAATCGCTATATTTGCCCTTGCTGATTTATATTGATTAACAGGGGCTACTTTAATAGAGTTGAGTCCGCGTGAGCCGTTTGGAGCGGCATTAGTATTGTCCCTACAATATGAGTCAGCAGCGCGCGGACTCTTTTTTTTATATACTCTTTTGATATGCTGACTCAAAAGAAAGCTGACACCTTACTGTCGATGACCGTAACCGAAGGAATTACGGTTAATGTGCTGCCGAATAGACAGCACGAGTTTCTGATGACTACCCGCGAGGTGGCTGCCGGATATGGCGTTTCCGAATGGCTAATTCGGAAACATAAAGAAAATCATCCGGATGAATTGCTTGAAGGTAAGCACTTTTTAGGCAACGTGAATATTATTCACGCTGCTACTCCAGGCTCGTCAAGGGGCACGCTTTGGACGAAGCGGGGCATCGTCCGGCTGGGGTTCTTCATCCGTTCGGAACGCGCGCGTCTGTTCCGGGACTGGGCCGAGGACTTGGTGCTGGCCGTCGTGGATAAGCCGGCGGCACAGCCCGTCCCCTCCGGGCGTCGCATCAACCGCCTCACGCCGGAGCGCGTCATCGACCTGCTGTCCGACGTCTGCCGCATCGAGGACAAGGAGCTGCGCGAACGAATCGTCAATAAAATCACGGGAGGGCTTGATTATGGAACTCGTAGGTAGGGGCATCGACCGCAAGGCGGTAATCGAGCTCGACGGTTACGCGGAGGCTCTCGACCGGGTGAAGGCGCTGTTATCCGCCCTCCAGAGCTGGAACGGAGAAATTCCGCCCGATACTTATACACTGTTCTGCATTTCCAGCCTGATAGAATCGCTTTTGCCGACCGAGGAGGACTGCGCCCTGCTCGACCGATATCACAGGCAGCGACAGCTGCAGGAGGAGCAAGAAAACGAGGAATGACGGAAAAGGCGGCAAAAATGCCGCCTTTTTTGCTTTTGTAAGTGACTGTATTTCAGTGATAGAAAAATTAATTGCAATTTTTTTTGTATTTTTTCTCTTATAAAGTTTACCGAATAAGAAAAAAGCGCTATATTTGCAGTGTAATCAAAAACAATAATCCTTTAAACAAGGCCGCCGGGCTTAAAAACGGGAAAATTATGAAACAGATTTTTTCAGTACGCTACACAAGGCCGACAGTTGAAAGCAATGAGATTTTCGCTTCCGAAAACGAACAGGAGGCACGGACCTTTTTCGAGGACGAAAAAAAGAAGTTGTCGGCCAATGAACCGGTAGACATTTCGGGATGGATGGACAATGACACGGCATGGCCGCAAGTGTACTGCGTCGAACTCTGCCGCATTACGGTGGATGAAGAAGACGGCTATGTCGAGGATATGGAGACATTGGATGAAACGAATTTTTATTGGTTTTCGTAACTCATGGAGCAAGTAAAGAAACGAGTACGCCGCCCCGGCGCCGGTCGTAAACCGATAGGCGACCGGGCAGGTGTCTGCATCTCCTTCAAGGTGCCTGAAGAGGTTCGGGATGAAATCCGGGCCCTTATCCGTCGGAGGGGAATACCGAGCGCCGTATTTCTTATCGAGGCCTTCCAGCTGATGAAGGAGCGTTACGGCGACGCGTCGCCGGAGCAATAACGGCCGTGTTCTTACCGTTTTTTCGCGGCGTCCGCGTCGGTGAAAGCAAAGTCGAACGACATGCGGAACTCGCGGATACCGTCGTCCCGCCGGGCCCGGACGCACCGGGAGCGGGTCAGGGGCGAGAATCCCGGCCCGGAGAGGCCCTGTAACGCCTGATACACCGCCTGGAGCAGGTCGAACATGGCGAACT